GCTCGGAGATGTGTATAAGAGACAGGAGTACAGCAGCCACTCCCCAACTCGGCGGGCTTGACCGCGTGATGTGCAGGCGAACGCCTCAACCTCGGTTTTAACGACGCCAAATTTCTTGATTCCGGCTGCGTCCTCAACAACCTCATAAGCCACCTCACGGGTAGCAATGTCGAAATAGGACACCACCGCGACGGTGTGGCGGGTTTTAACGCTTGATCCGCTGTAGGTAAAGCCTTCTGGCGAGACGTTGGCTTGGTTGAAGACGTAGGAAGCGTCGGTCGGGCTGTCCTGGGCAAGCGTTAGTGCGCCAGTGCTCCAGTAAGGCTGTGCCCTGAAGACTGAGCACAAGTCATTGATCAGCTTGAACGCCTCTTGCGAGGTTTGAATGTTGACGTTGCAGGAGAAGCGCGGCTCTTGACCACCGAAGCCGTCTGGAACTAGCTCGCTGGCATAAATGCTTGACGACAGAAACGCCCACTTATCCAGTTGAGCTTCGTCTACATAATCGCCAAATCCATAACGTTTGGATGTGAGCAGGTCATACAGAATCCACGCCGGATCGCTACACCATTTGGCGGCTTGGAATGTGCCGCCCCAAGTGCCGCTATAAATCAGCCTGCCGGTTTCATTGTCGACAGTGGCGTTGTCAGGAATGCGGACCTTAATGCCGCGAATGTGATACGCACGCGTCGGGACATTGCTGAACTGTTCAGCCCCAATCCTCATGCCGACAAGGGCACTGTTTGGATAGGTGGTTTTCTCGTAGATCAGCTCGGTATAACTAGCCCAATAAACGGAGTTGGCGTTCTGTGCCACATCACCATCAGGGCGACGGTCTGTGACTTCTAGGCGAACATCAACCGGAGCCGCCTGCGTCAAATTGATCAGATACTTGCGCTGATAAAGATCCGCAGTACGTCCACCAATTCGGTCAGTCAGAACTGAGGTAAAGGTTGCGCCGTCATAGGAAACCGAGATGGTCACATCGACCCAGCTTCCCTGCACATCACCGTTGAAGTTGGTGACAAATAACTGGGGGACTGAAACCGTTACGCGAACGCCATCAACATCAGCGTTAGTAATCGAGCGGGTAATAGGAGTGTTTGGAACCAGCTCAACATTGACTGAGTTTTCAGCCTGCGTTGATGTGCCGATTTCTGATAGATACGTCTGATCTTGCGTACCAAGGCGGAAGGCAATCGACTGATAGTCAAAGTTGAGATCCGATCTGGTCAGTGTTGCGCTGGGATTAGCGCCAGAACGCATGACTGGCGTGTTATTGAAATAGATGCTTTTTAGCGCAGCGTTTTCCCATGCCTGCGTGCCAGGCGTGTAATCCTTCTGCGCTGCAAAACCTTCAATTTCACCCTCGCTGATTAGATCAACGATCCGTGCAAATTGGGCTGATTCGAGGTTATCCGCTTCGATCTTTGGAGCAGACGGAGCTTGCTGAACTGGTGCGCTGCCGCCACCACCAAATGCACCAATAATTTGATGGGTCATGCCGTCAACTGCTCCGTATTGATACCTGCAGACAGCACCACGCTGCCCACAACAGTCTCGCCATAAACAATGGGGACTGGAATACCTTGCCGCGAAACGTTGACCACGCCGCCGAAGCTATAAGAACTGCGCGGATCTGAAGGGTTGTCGATGCCAGCAGGCGTTGCAGCTTGCTGAGGGGTTGGGGTTAAAAGTTGAGCGACACCGCCCAATGCCAGAGATAAGCCAATCCCACCAATAGCTTGGGCTGCAACACCACCCAAAAGCGCAGCACCTGGGGCACCACCAGCACCTAGCCCTAAAAATCCACCTGCTGCCGGACCAGCAACAATGGCGAACGCAATCAATGCAACGCCAGCCAAAATTTTTGCAGTGCCACTACCCGCACCACTGACCACAGGGATGATGCGAATCGGTTCAGATTTGGCGCTAGGCAACGTCAGTTGCTCTGGGTTAGCCCCTGCCTCAAGTTCATGCCGCCCCACGCTGATCTTGTAATCGTGCTCAGCCATGTGGGCATCAAGCCCAGGGAAATTGGCACGCAAAAAACGGACTGCTTCTAGTGGCGTTTGCACCACTGCCTTAAAGCTTTTTGCCCCGAGAAACTTCGCAAGGCTGCCGTAAACCTTGATGACTCGAAGCATCGTCAGCACCTGCTGGAATGACGGAGCACGCGCCCGGTGTTCTTCTGATAATAGCCGCCATAGATGTCACGGGAACTGATCCGCCCGCCTGTGTGTTGCAGGATCATCTGATTGCCGACATAGACAGCGCAATGGTTGAGCTGTGAATACTGGAGCGAGATCAGCAGTAAATCGCCAACCTCTATTTGCGAGCCAGTCACATCAACGAAGCCGGTCTCCTCAAAGCACCGCTCAAACATTGGCTCGCGTGCAAATGCCTGCGGATCAACCGGACGGCTCCAGTCGCGCAACTCCAAACCCCATTCCTGCTTGTACCAGTCGCGGGCAAGCGTCCAACAATCCGAAACGCCCCAAACCCATTGCCGTCCAATCAGCGGTGAGATGTAGCCGTTGGGTTTAATTTCCCGCCAGTCCAAGTTGCCAGGGTTGACGATGAACCAGGGCACGCCGCTTTTCTCGCAGCCAACACGGTCAGCCTCACTGGGGGTCGCCGGAGTCAACGGGTGGCTATGGAAAATCGCGTAGATCGTTCCAGTGTCCTCAGCGGCGGCGTAATCCTCTGGGTCAAGGATGAAGAAATCACTGGGCGTCGCTGCAAGGTTTTTGCACGGCCAGTATTTGCGCCTGCCTTTGATGACGACCACCAGACCACACGCCTCTCGCGGGGATTCAGCGATTGCGTGCTGTAGGGCGTCGTCTTTCCAAGCCATAAAAATCAGGAAACCAGTGTGCCGATGCCAGGGAAGGAACCGTAGGGCAGCTCGGCGTTCTCGCCAAAACGGATCTTGCAGCTATTCAATCGCTTGCCGCACACGTCATCCAGTGGATCAAAGGTGTCTGTATTGACGCGAGGCTCAGTGCTAGATGAGTAGCCAGCATCCCAAAGCACCGTGCTACTTGCATTTAGAACCACCAGGTTTCCATCGTTTTGCAATACTGCACGGTTGCCGTAACCACTTAGAGCAGCAACAAAGAATGTGGCGCCCACATAGTTCATGTCCCCAAACGGTGTTGCACGGAATGGATTACTGCCACTCAACGTGATGGCACCTTGAAAGTTTTCATCACCGCGAAACAGACCCGTGTTGCCGGTGACCGTTGGCGTTGGGTATGACCCAGAGGTTGTATCGACCCAGCCCCAAGACTCGCCGCTCCAGTGATCGGTCAGCGCAACAGACTCGGCAGTGAATTGAAGGGTGATGGTGCGGGTATCGACTGTGAAGGTGTAGGACTGGGTGCGAGTCTGCCCTGCGTAAGTTGTCGCAGAGCCCATGATTTCGTGGAAGAACGCCAAGCGGTGCCCTTGGTAGCCATCACGAATCAGATCACCGCCTGAGGTCCGCAAAATCGGGTAGGGCTCCCAAGACTTTGCGGGGTCCGGCGTGCCATCGTCGAAATAGAGCAGGCTGTATCTAACTTCCCCCGGAGTGCCGATGTTGGCCGTGTTGCTATGCCAAACGAAAGCCCCCGTTTGCGTATAAAGCGCCAGGTTGCCATCGCTTTGCATTGTCAGCCTGTAGCCGCCTGTATTGCTCGTGCCAGTGCGCCAGACAGAGCCCAAGCTTTGCTGCTGGTTCTTCGCACGAATAAAGAAGTCACCCGTTTGGCCAACACTGGCGATAAACCAGCCGTTTGCCGAGACGATCTGCTGAGTCGAATACAGGCTGTCGCCAACGTTCAGCGTGTTAGTTCCGCTTGGGAAGTTTGCAGCCGGTGCAGTATTGAGCGGGTTGTCGTTTTCGTCGAAGTAATTAGTGCCGGTGTAGCCGCACTCAGCGGAGCGATATTGCCACTGGCAGATGTTTGAAATGCACTGCCTTTTGGGCGCCCTGACGCCTTGGAGATCAAAAACCGCAGCGAGCTCGAACTCTACAAAGTCCCGGTTTTCAGAAACCTTGCGGTCAACGTAATAGATCTCCTGCGGCGCCTCACTGTCAGGGTCGGGCAGACCATAAGGATTTTCGTTGTTGTCAAAATTGACTGCATCCAGAAACCGGCTAAGCGTCCGAATGCGAACGAACTTTGCTCCGGTCAGGTCGTTGCCTGGGGTGACCTCGTTGATGTTGATCAGGATGGCTGAGATTGTGCTCAGCAGGTTGGCGACACGGACTCTGGGGCGGGGAAGTGTTCCACTGCCGTTGTACTCAAAGCCATCGACCTCAATCGGCATAGCCATATAGCTATTGCCTTTCCAAATGATGTCGCCGGTCGTGGGGATCTTGCCGTTGTTGCCGTTGTGGAAACGGTAGATTTCGTTGCTGCCGTGCAACGCCGTGACAAGGTGCAGCTCGAAGAGATCAATGATTGCGAACGGGGAGCTTTTGACTAGCTCCTCAAACATCACGCTCATGGTTCAAACACCTGGGTGAAGGTGGCCGTGATCGTGGCGCGATTCAAATACGGAATGGTTTTGTTCCACTCCATGCAAATCCACTTGTAGGACGTGGCGGAATCAATAGGCGTCCAGTCAAACGCCTCAGCGCCACCGCGAGCTTCAAGGAAGGTCTCGATGGTGTCGGCGTCAGTCTCGGAGACGTTCCAGGTCAATGCCCACTGTTTAGGGTCGGTGTTAAGTCCGTACTTCAGACGCTGGGAGTAACCGTCCCCGTATTGCACCATGCGGACACGGGGTTGGCTGGTTTTTTGTGCGCCGTACGTTGGCGTTATCGCGGGAAAAGTAGCCATTAGGCGAGGAGACCTCCCGGACGCTTCTGCTTAATCAATTCTGCCTGCACCGCAGCACCAATGGCACGTCCCAGTTGAGCGGCGTCAGGTTGGTTGCCTTGGACGTTGGAGCCGCTGGCATCGACATTCACAGTGACATTGGCGCCGCCAAATGAGCCGGTTGGTGCCACGCTGCCGGTGCGTCCTGGAGTGAACAATTCAGGCCCGCGTTCACCGACCAGATAGCTCCTGCCACCAGTTGCAGTACCACCAGAGGCCAAGGCGCCCGCCAACTGCGGCATGTTGAAGGCAGATTTATTGAATTTGACATCAGGCAAAAGGCCGCCCTTGCCGCCGCCACCAAAAAGACCGCTGATGGCATTGATCGCCTGGTTAATTACATAAATCTGCATTAGTTGGCGAGCAATATCAATAAGTACACCAGATGCAATCTTGCGAAGGCTGCTGCCAAAGGACTCAGTTCCCTGAACCAAAGCGTCAAAAGCGCTGGTCATACTTTGGCCGACAATGCTGGAAATTCCTTGGGCGAGCTCTTGTTGCTTGATCTGCTCTTCAGTTTGCCGTTTTGAATAATCAAGGACATTGCTGTAACCAGCAGCCGCGGAAGATAAATCATTGATATAGCCCGGAAGGCTTTCGGCTGCTTGACGCTGGAATTCAGCTATCTCCCTGCTGTATTGAGCCGTGCTCGCAGCTAATTGATCCTGTATGTTTTTCAGTTTTGCTTGCTTCTCGTCTGCAGGCAAAGTTTGATCTCTCATGATCGCTGATTGCTGATTCAGTATTTCCAGATTTCGCTGATCGCGTTGCAGGCGCAAAACCTGAGCCGTGTCACGCTGTTGCTCAGCATTTGCAATTTGAACCAGTATCCCCTGCTGAGAACGGAAAAGATCGTTTGCAGCCAAAATATCAGCCAGTTGACTTTGGCGATCAGCCTTTCCACCCTTCCCACCTTTGCCGGCAGTTGGCGCCGTTAATTCGGGAATTTTGAACAGATCACCCTGCGTTTTTGTTTGCTTATTTAGCTCTTTTTGGGCTGCAATGTTCTGATCAATTTTTTGAAGGATCAATCCTTGAAGTTCAACTGCCCTGCCCGCGTTTGGATCGTCAGGGCCAATGCTTTGAAGCAGGCGTTGATATTTTTGCAGGGCTTGAAGGTTTTGTTCGATTCCAGCTTTATTTTTTTGGGACGAAACTTGACCAATACCCTTGGCGATGTTGTCAACCGCCTGACTCGTGGCGCCAACGTTTAAAGCTTGGCGAGCGCCAAACACGCTTCTCGCAAACCCACCACCACGGCCAGCTGCTAAGGCTTGATTAACAGCATCAACAACAGCAATAGCCTGATTAAAAACTGCCTTCAATGCAGGAGTCAAAACCTGACCAATTCGCCTAGCAAGCTGATCAACACCGTCTTGCAACGTGCTCAGACGGCCAGACAAAGTATCGGACTGAGCGATGGCACCATTTGCATATTTGCCGCCAGTGCTCGTCAAGCGCTGAATAGCAGCCTCTACCGCTTCGGCACTGATTCGCCCCTTGCTTAATGCATCCTGAAGCTCTTGGCCCGAGAGCTTATACATCTTTTGCAGCTCTTGCTGCAGGCCAATCCCACGCTCTTGGAACTGCAGAAGTTCTTCGCCCTGTAGCCGCCCTTTGGCTACAACTTGGCCATAAGCAGTGACAATCCCCTGCAGTTCGGCTCCAGTTGCGCCAGAAGCATCAGCCAAGCGGCGAGTGACCTCAACGACCCGATTGCCCTCAACGCCAAAAGCCTGAAGTCGTTTCGCCGCGTCAATCAGCTCTGTGCTGGTAAATGGAGTGACAGCACCTAGTTGCTGCAGTTCTTCAATGATTTCCTTAGCCTGCCTGACGCTGCCCGTCAGAACTTGCAAGCTTCTGGTTTGACTTTCTAATTCAGCGGTCTTTGCGAAAACAAACTTGGCGGCACGAACTGCACCGATTGCGCCAGCAAGTCCAACAACGGCCTTACGCAGGCCGCCCACTCCGGCTTCAGCTGTTCTTGAAGCACTGTTGATCTGACGCAGTTGGCCGACCGCGTTTGAGCCATTTACCTGTACGTCAACAACGGCAACAGCCACGGCCCG